CGATGTTCTTATCGTCCATGTTGTCGTAGTTCCCTGCCCCTTCCGGTCTTGTGTATTTTGTCTTGTCTGGCCTCTTTAAGTGGTCTCTAATCAATCTTTTAACATTATCCATAAGATTACCTAAGAATTAAACTATTTAAAATTATGTCATGGTTACTGTTTTATATGCTGTCCCATTCCAAACCTTCAAGGTGTGGGTCGTAGTGTCCATGTATATCATCCCTTCGTTTGGAGCTGTTGGCAATCCTGCCGTAGCTTTATTAGGTATTGTTAATTCTGAAGGTCTACAAATATCTCCTATCAATTCAACCATCTACTTAACCTTCTTATCTTTTACTTTTTGCTCGCTTTCCAAAAAAACTTGATAATCTGAAAAAATACATCCGCCTAATTTTTTCATCTGTTCCTCAGTGTATAGAACTGCAAATTTTTCTCCCCTTAGAACTTGTCCTTTATAACTCATCTTAGGCTTCCGTGTTGGTAATCGTATAGATTGCCTTTTTATGTATAATTTGAATTTGTCCCATTTGCCAAGACCTAAAGATTGTAGACTTCCCTTTTGATTCAATTATTGCGCTTTCAAATCCGATAGCACTTTGCCACTGAGCAGTCTTGTTTGCAATTATTATCATAGCTTCATCATCACTAACCGAAGTCGTTTTAACTATTGTTAATCCTGCAACTTGTCCCATCTTACCATTACTAACAATATCCGCAGTCTTAAAAGAAGGGTTGTTAATAACCTTAGAGTTCTGCATTAAAGATGCGTAATCGTGAGGGTTGACTAATAATACTCCGCCTTCTGCTGCATCGTAGTTGTTTTCGTCCATTGCTTGGATTCCTCGTAGGATGTCGTTTACTGGATTTTGATTTGTAGCCGTTGCGTCGTCCCATGTTGCTACTGCTGCGATTGTTCCGCTTGTGCTTGTTGCCGCTGTTAGTGCTGCATAAATTGCTATGTCTATACTATTCACAATACTCTCTGCAATTCCGTCGACTGTTCTTGATTGCATATTAAATTGTCCTAGTCTTAAATCTTCCATAGAGATTTCTGATTCTGCTCCATATTTTATATGGTCTGATGAAGTCTTTGTCCAAGCTCTCTGAACTGTTGGAAATTCCGACATCTTTCCAATGCCTTTAATATCCCTAGTTCCCGACGCTGTTAATATTGTTGCATCTTCTTCATAATAAGTTTCTGTCATATTAGAAGATGATAATTGTTTCAATAAAGGCATTAATTTGAATTTCTTTGTTGCTAAAACTGTGACTATCTTAGAAATGTTTTCTCCCCTTAAGTCGTCTGCGCCCGGCTGTGTTGCCATTAAATTGTTACCCCAACATGGACTTCTCCACTTGTTCCGGTTGCTATTGCTTCAAGAGCTTTACCAACACAATCCCCAGTAATTAATTCCGCAGCTGTGCATACTTTAATTGTGTTTGCTCCGCCTACTGAGACTAATTGTCCCGCTGCAATTCCAGCTCCGCCATTATCTTTCAAAACCCAAATTCCAGTTTTACATAATCCTAAATCTACTACTCCATCAGTTGCCGTCTTTTCTGTCATTGTAATTCCTGCAAAAATATCACTATCCGCGCCAGTTGCTTCGGCTGTTCTAGGGTCTGTCATCTTTAATAGAGTGAATTGTGGTATTGCTACCCCTGTCGCCACAGTGAAATCGTGAACTTCATAAGGTCCTTCAACTTGTATTGCTTCGTTTGCCATAAAAAGTCTTATTATACCTACTATTTAAATCTTTCTTATTTTCTCTTACAGAATTCTTCCTCTAATTTCCCCATAACGAATGTATTAATTTCAATTCCCACGTCGCAGTCTGTTATTAATTGTTCAAATTTTACTTTCTGCTCTATTTTGATTTTTAGTAATCTCTTTATAGTTTCTTTTGTTTTCTTGATTTCTTCTTTCAGAATTTGTTTCCTCATTTTGTTAAATCTACCTCTCCTTTTTCAAATCTTTTCGTGAATTCTTCATCTGTTTCTTTTGCTGGTTCTGGCGGAATTTGCCCCGCCTGAGAATTACCGCCTAGTTGTTGTCTTTCGTAAAGTGCTGTTTGTTTTATTATTAATTCTTCTTGTTTCTTGTTTGCTGCCTCGAGTCTATCTGATTGTTCTTTTGCAGAGTTGATAAATTCCTCATCTTTAGAAAGCCCTTCCCCTTCTTTGTCGGTATTTGTTTTTTCTTCCATAAGTTATATACACACACATATACTATTTAAATCTTCCTATTTTGACAAAAAAGCCGTTTCCATTTGGTCTGCTTCGTCAAACTTTCCCTCTCTCCTTAATCTATAAACTTGTTGCATAACTTGAGCTTCCTCTAGTTTTGCCGCCTTATTCTCTTCCTCAATTTGTGCATATCTTTCACTTTCCTTATCGGCAAACTCTTGTCTTCTTTCAATAGAGGCCTCATCTGATTCTCTCCTTGATATTTCAAAGTCGCTTTCCTGTCCTATCTCTGATATTTTTTTATTCAGTGCATCTTGGTCTATCTCATTTTTTGTTGCCGCTGCGGAGTAGAATTCTGTTAATTGTTTGACTACATTTGCGTAGGGAGTCCCTGCTATTATTTTCTCCCATACGGCAGGGTTTAGGATTTCGTTTACTTGGTCTATTGATTTTTGTGCTCCTTCATAATCTTCTGCTGTCATTGCCGCTCTTGTTGCGAAGCCTAGTGTTTGTAATGATTCTTCTTTGATAAATCCGGCAAAAGGATAGCTCCCAATTATTCCAACTAATATTCCCGCTGCCCCTATTGTTAAGCCTGCGTTTGAGAAAATTGTTTTTGTTAGACCGTTTGTTTTTGGGTTTACTGCGTATCTTGTTGCAGTTGTTGTTGCTTGTGCTGCCTGTTGTGCAAATCCCGATTGTATCGCTTTCTTTGTTGCCAATCTCCCTGCAAAATCTTTTATTCCTGCTGTGACTATTGACGTTCCCGCCACACTCCCCCCTAAAACTAATCCCCCAACTGCTGCCTTATCTAAACTTACTTTCTGTTCATCTGTTAATGTTTGTGAAAAGGACTCTTTTGTAGGTGTCAATATTTCTTTCCCTAAATCTTTAATCATTTCCAATCTGCCTTTTTCTTCGGGTTTCTTTAATTCTATTGTTGGCGCAGTTGTTACCAATTTCCCGTCGACGATTTCTTTTTTAGTCTGTTTACTGCCTTCAACCTTTTCTCCTTTCTTTGATAATGTTATTGGGTCGAAGGTTGTGACTTTCTTTTTCTTCTTTTTCTTCTCATCTCTATAAGTAACCTTTCCCGTTTTCTTATCCCTTGTAAATTGTCTTCCTACTTTTCCCATTATAATTTTTTCAAAACCTCTCTTATTACTTCTGTATTGTTATTGATAACTTTTTCAGTTCTCAACATAAACCACAAACAAACAAATATAGGAAAGCCCACTTTTGAAACAATTTCCATTCCCTCTATCATGTGTTATCACTCGCAGGGTTTAGTTCTGATTTGTCAATATTTTCTGCTCCGTCTTTCTTAGCATCTGATAACAGTTCGTTCTCTAGTGATGCAGGAAACTCAAACTCGACCACTAGGTTTAATTGACTAAGAATTTGTTCTTCTAGGAATAGTTGATATTTCTCTATTGTCTGTTGCCATGCCAAATAAGCAATCTTCTCTGAGGCTTCTGTGAATCCTGTCCCGCCGCCTACGATAAATTGTGGGACTCCTGCCGCCTTATAGAAAGCAGCATCAATATATTGAAGCCATGTTATAGGGTTGAGTGATGCGTTGGGTGATACTGAGACCAATTCACTTTCCGAAACATCAAAAGGTTCGTAAATATTCGCTCCCGTTCCTGTTGCTTCATCCTGTTTTTTCTTATATGCTGCTATCTCTGCTGGGTCGTCTGTCTTCAATTTGAATTTCCATTGAGGACAAATAAAAGAGTGCATCACTTTGGGATAGTCTAGGAGCATTTGGGCCTTTGCTTTTATGTATGGCATTAGAATATCAACCATTGAACGGCCGTGTATCTCATCTCCTCGACGATTTCGTGATAGATGGAATATTTCTTCCGGTTTAAATTTCTTAGGGCTTGACTTCTTTAAAATTCCACTATACTCGTATCCATCAATCAACCCGTCTTCTGCTGCCATTATTTTTATTCTTGCTGTGTTTAGAGGTTTTAGATTTATCAAATTATTCTCATCATCTCTTATAATTTGGGAATAGGAATCCTCTCCTATCTCCGACAGACAAACCATATTTTCTATAATTGTGTTAAATGTATCTTTTCCATTTCCCTTAATTGTGTCTAGGAGCATTTCTGTTTGAGGGTCTGCCTTAAATCCTTTTCCAACAATCCATCTTCCTTTAGCATCAATAACTTCCATAATGTCCGTAGTTCCAATATAGTTACTCCATTGTGTTATAAAATTGTCATTAGTATATTCTGTTTTGCTTCCTGTTGTTGCATCGTCGGGGGAAACACTTGTTAATTCGTAATCTGTTATAGGGTTGGTCTTGTCTCCTACAATCATTGAGTCTATTTTAAAATCTCCCATTATAATAAATCTAGGTTAATTAATAAATCCTTAATTCCTAGTTGCTCCTCATCTAAATTTATACCGAATC